CCATATCTGGTTTCTACAGTTATGGTTTCTCCTTTTTCGTGTTTCTGAGTGCATTTTGCAAGAAAAACATTTGGTACAAATTTGCTATAAGTATTCATAAATCGGTGTTACATTGTGGGGCTTTCACCCCTTGTTAATATTATTTGTTATTAAGTATCTTTATAAGATCATCCTTATCAATATCCCAGATGTTGTATCCTTTCTGTATCTTAACTGATAGATATTTCTCCATGCCCAAAAGCTCAATAGCTTTATCTCTTAGATCTGATGAGCTACATTTCTCAGCTTGATCAACAAGAAACATAGCCAGATCTGAAATTTTAGCATTGCTCTTATCCAGTGAGTTTTTAAGGTTAACAGACTTTTTATAAAATTCCTGGATCAGAATACTATCATGGTGTTTTTTATAGTCCTGGCAGAATTGATCCTTATCCAAGTTACCAGCATCACAATACATAGCATCTACTTTGTTGTATTCAGCAACCGAAAGCTGGATGTTTGTTCTTTCAAAAAATTCTTTCTGTAACATATTGATAAATTTTAAATTGTTCACGCACTTAATGTGTTCATCAAACACACATGCAAATATATATTGTTATTTGTAATATACCAAATATTTTGGCGATTATTTTGCATTTTGTGTGTATTTTATGTGTTTTAACCTCGAAAATATCCCATTTTCACCTGGTAAATTTCCCGTGTTTGTCAAACACACATAATTAAATAACTATATCTTTGCCATCAAGTATAATTTTTAAACAATAAAAAATGAATAAGAAACTCTTTGAGAATGTGAAAGGCAAGTGCAAAGACACTGGACTTTCAGAGAAGTATCTGAATACGATAACCGATAAAATGGGTGGCAGTATTGCAGATGATTCGACTGATGAGACAGCTATTGAGACTATGGCAAATCAGATAGCAGATATTGCGAAAGAATCGCAAGGAGAGGCTACCAGATGGGTTAATGCTAAAAAGCCAGAGGATCCTAAACCAGCAGATCCGAAATCAGAACCAAAACCAGCTGATCCTGCACCAAAGCCAGAGGATGATCCAAACACTAAGGAAATTGCTGACTTGAAAACAAAATTGGCTGAAATGGAGGCTAAACAAACAGCTGGACAGCGTAACGCTACCATTGAAGCTGCTATTGTTAAGCACGGTTTGACTGATAGCAAACTGGTAGGTTTCTACAGAGATCATTTCAAGGCTTATCCAGAAGAGGATATTGAAAAATATCTCTCAGATAGAAAGCAAGCCGAGATCACTGATGGTTTATTACCACAATCTCCAGAGGGTGCTAAGGCAGCAACAGAGGCTGGCACAGATGAGGCAGCTAAAAGTATGCTGAGTTCAATAACTGTTAATAACAAAGAAAAATGAAACGCAAAAAAACAAGTTTCGTGGGTGAAAGACCAGTATTCACTGGATCACCTCACATTGTAGAGGGCGGTTTCAACTTGGATGTAGCTAATCAGTCCTACAATTTAGGCGATACTATACCAGCTGGAACGCTGGCAATCTATAATGAGCAAACCAGACTGGTTAAGCTTATTAAGACTGCAAAAGTGAGTGCCATAAAAGCTGATGATGCAAAGGTGGTTACTCTGGTAAGCAATGCATATTCCACACCAATATTCGCAGTAGGTGATAAGGTGCTCAAATCTATCTCTGGAGCTATTGCTGATGCTCCATCTATTTCAAAGATAGATAACACTGATTCTGGATATATTATTACCCTATCTGCTGCCATAGCAGGTTTGGCTGTAGGTGATACTATTCAGCAAGTGATAGCATCTGGTACCAATGCTGCCAGTGTAGGAACGGCAAACTCAGTAACAGTAACCGATACAGAGGTTAAAGAAGATGAGACTGCCATTGATGTAACAGATGACACAATGCAATGGGCATTGTTAGCAAGACGTGTACTGCCTATTCCAGACGACCAAAAGGACGCCAATGGTAGTTACCTAAAAGCTAATGTGCATATTCGTTTGTCTCAATCTTATTAAAAAAGGAGGATTAAGATATGAAATCAATTTATAGCACATTTACTGGGCTTTATAATACTGAGGGTAAGCCCCTGGACTTTTTGGCAATGTGGACTAAGGTCTTTGATGAAGCATCAAAGCAGCAAGCCATTTTATTCCAAAACAACTATTCCGATCAATGGTTTGATTGGGATGTACCTCAGATGAGTTTGAGGGCTGATGCCGTGATGGGTAAGTACCATTTGCGTGTAATGGCTACTCTTGTTGGTGATGAAAGCGGTACACCTTTGAGGCGTTCTGATGGCTTCGATATTTGGAATGAAGAGATTCCACGTTTGGGACACAAATTCTTTATGTCTGCCAAGACTTACAGAAAGCTCCAGGAAGTATACAAATCACCATGGCTCACAGACATTCAAAAAGTAACAGAGATCCAAAAGACTCTGAAAAACGATATGGAGAATGCCTATATGGGTTGTAAGGATGTTGCTGATTATATCATTCTGTATGCTCTATCTCACTTTGGAGTTTGCCAATTCACACCAGAAATAAATAATCCTGGTGGCAGAAAGTATGAGGTTGACTATACAATGCAAGCAGCTAATAAACTGGTATCTGCTTTACTTTGGAATACAGCAAATTCTGATGCTGGTAAGTTGGATATTATTCTTATCCTCACTGAGATCGTTACCCTATTCAAAAATATGGGTGTACTGTTTGGTGAAATACTTATGTCTCCAGAGATTGTAGCTTTCATTCGCAGAGATACATTGATTCGCAAAGCTGTATTTGGTAATGATAAGAGTGCCCAAGTAGCAAGTGTAAATCAGCTTAATACTCTATTTGCGGACAATGGTCTACCAGCTATTACTGAGATAACACGTAAAATGGGATCTGAAAAAGATGGTGAAGTATCTGCTATTGATCCATGGAACCATAATGTTATCGCATTCAAACCAGCTGGTAAGATTGGACATATCCAGCCATCTATTGAAGATAGTGAGTTGATGCCAGAAGACAACGTCAATTACATTGATGCTGGTAATGGTATTCGTATCTCTAAATGGCGTGTAGGTGATTCTACTGGTCAGAAAGCTGGTGAATACACACAGGGTGCTGCTCGTTTCTTGCCTATCATTGATCAGATTAATGGTTGTGCATGTTTCCAGGTACGTGGCTTTACAGAGAAAACAATCCCAGCTGATGCTGATGGAGTTGCTCGTAATTTCTGCACTGTGGATGAATACAATGCTATTAGTGGAACTGAAATAGGATAATATTATGGCAAAGATTGAATTAACAGCGCAAAAGCCTTTTATCGACAAAAATGATCAAAAAGTATCATATAAAAAAGGCGATAAGTTGACCACCGATGATATAGATCGTATCAATGATCTTGTAAAGCGTGGTTTGTGTGATATTACTTCCCTTGAAGTAGAAGATCAGAACGATAAAGTTAAGTTCGGCGAAAAAGAGTATGACACTAAAACTATGATAGCTGTGTTAAAGCAGATAGATGGAGTTAGCGTCGCTAATAACGCTGGAGTAGAAAACCTTAATGCTAAGATCGCTGCATTAACAGAGGATCAGATTAAGGTTCTTACTGAACTTTTAAGCAAAGAGTAAGTAATGGGTACTTTGACTAAATATAATGCACTTGTGGGTGAACTTGAACCGTACACCCCAAGTGCTCTCACTATCCAGAAAGCTATGGCTGATGTTGGAATTACTGATTCTACTGGTGAGTATGATGCAACGAACGATAAAATAATGATCGCTAAAGCTGCCATATTATGCCTTAAAAAGATGATGGTACTTTCCAGTGATAGCCTTGGAAAATCCTCTCAGAGTTATAATGTCGATAAGCTACAAGATAGAATTGTGGATCTATGCAATGAGAACGGAATGGATGCCAGTGATTATGTCGAGGTATCAAGTATAACAGACGGATCAAATCTTTGGTGATATGAAAACAAATGGCGCATTCAACTATAAGCCTATCCAGGAAACAGAAACAAAGGATCCTAAAACTGGATGGAAAACATTCGGTGAAAATGGAACCGATGAGTGGTTAGCTGGTTGTGAGTGCCAGATAGGTAGATCCATCCCAGCAAAACAAGTCCTGGGTACTGATGGGCAGATGCACAGCTATTCATTTGATGTGTTTATCCCTAAGTATTTTCCTGGTGCTGATCAGCTAATGATCGGTGCCAAGATCCAGGTTGTTAGCGAGGATGGTACAACTACTGATGAGTTCACGATCCATGGTGTTGACCCTTATAATCGTAAATACGTGGAGTTATGGGGATAGTACCAAAGTTTAGTGATGGTGCGATTACTGCAAAAGTACAGGCGTTTCAGAAACGTTTGGAGGCAGCAACAATCTTTATGCTACAAGCACTTGGTGAAAGTCTTGTGAAGTATGCAAAGGAAAATCACAACTATACTGATCGTACTGGAAATTTGACTAACTCAATCGGTTACGTGGTAGTGCATAACAAGAAAGCAATAACATTTGGTGGGTTAAACCAGCCTGGAAAGGGATCTGAAAGCGGTATGAAAGTAGCTATGAAAATGGCTGATGAAACGTTATCTGCCTTTTCGCTCATCATAGTTGCTGGAATGAATTACGCTGCATACGTAGAGGCTAAGGGTTACAATGTAATTCTACCAGCTGAATTGAAAGCAAAGAGTGATTTCCCCGCAGCCATGAAAAGGTTAACAGATATGGCAAAAACAAAAATGAGTGAGATATATGGTATCAACTGAGGAAATTGGGGCACGTGCCTATGAAATGCTATCTGAAAGTGATGTGGCAAAATCTATTACAGGTGTAGTGGACTGGGAAAGAACTGATTATACCAAAGAGGATATAATCATTGTACCACATGCCATTACTGGTGAGGTATCACCACGTTTCGGACAAATAAACATA